TGATGTTTTTTATACTTGTGCTTTCAGTAGCATTTCTGGGCATAAGATCAAATGTGAAGTTGAATCCAGATCTTAATAAAACACCATTGAACAGTAACTCAACGTTTGGATTTATAACTTGTCCTGTTGCTCTTGATACTATATCGTCTATATTTCCCTCTTTTCCTGCAAGAGCATTTACTGCTAATCCTGAAGCTGCTGCAGATGCTGCTTGTTGTCCAGATCCATCCTTTATTTCGCCTGTTAATGAGTTAAAAACATTCTTTGCATTATCATATGCTGCACCCATACCACCACTAATAAGTTCATTTGCAGTTGCATATCCAGCTGCCATAAGAGAATTTACAGTATCATCCCCCCAACTAGCACCGTGACCATCACTAATTGCTTTGGGTAGAGGTAAAATTATAGCACTTTGAGATAACAATAGTCCTCCAGCAGATGAGTCATCTCCAGATGTAAGAGATAGAATATTTTCTCCAGCAAATTTTAGACCAGGAGCTTTATACTCCTGAATGTTTATCATAAGATAGTCATCAAGTCTACTTATAGGTTTTTCTGGATACCTGTATAACTCTAATGCCATTTATTTTTTTAATTATTTATGGACTATTTTGAACAAATAGAGCATAATTTACACCTCGCAATGTGTTAAATTCTGATACTGTCATTTCAAAATATCCACTTCTAACTTCTGGTGTGGTATATTGCCTAAATGGACTTTGACCACCCCTAAGTTGCCAATGATAATTAAATCCCATAAATCCATTTCCAACTGGTTCAGATGCCATTATCAATGGGTGGCGATCATATATTAAACCAGGAGTCTTTGCGCTGTATATGTATGTATAATAATTTCCAACACTGGGGAAATCAACTTCAGTATCGCTAAGAGCCTTCATAATTGCTCTCATCAATTCAGATGGATTTTCAATACCAATTAAATCTCTTCTTATTGATAAAATTCTATTTTCATCCTCAAATATTGCATCATCAAATCTTCTATCAGGATTTGATTTCTGATAATCGGCATCATATTTAATTTCATGAATAAGTTGTGCCTTATTTAATCTGCTGTAGTTTGTACTTGTATTTCCAGATTCAGTTTTAAATGTAATATAATATGATCTAGCAATGTCCTGTAGTTCTGCTACAGTATATTCTTCTAAACTACCTCTCTCATGTCCTGTGAGTGCCATTACTTAATACCCAGTTCGTCTTCGGTGATTATTTTAAATTTCCATTGACGATCTTCACAGAATTCTTGAGCAACTTTCCATTTTGCTTGATTTCTCACCCATTCAGTCACTTCATAGATGTAACCTTTAGTTTTTTTCTTTTGGACCTTTGGTTCAATCGTTTGTTTTTTTGGTTTAACTTCAATAATATACTTTTGTATTCTTCCATCATTCTCGCGGACTTTGATATAAAAATCTGGAAAATATCTATGGATTTTATTATCTAGTGGTGAACGATATGGGAGAGCAATTTCTTCACTTCCCCACTCAAGAATGTTTTCGTTTGTATCACAATATTTCATAAAACGGCGCTCCCACAAAGATCTATAAACAATATTTGTGGGATCGCCTTTATACTTTTGGGGATACGATGGTTGATATTTTCCTCTATATGCCATCTAAATAATTATAATAAAAAAGAGTAGTCATAGGTATTTAGAGTGCCATTCCCAATACAACCAAGCACAGCGAAAAGATTATTTGGAAATTTAGCACAATCTTCTCACTATGAAGTTAGATTTCAAATACCAAGTAGAGTAGTTTCATACTTGGCACGCCGTGGAGTGTCTCCATTTTACTGCACTAGTGATTTTGGTTTATTGTGCACATCTACAATACTACCAACGTCTGCATTTGCAACTTCTGAAGTAACTCCATATGTTGGCATTCGCGAAAAAATTGCCCACACTAGAATGTATAATAATATTGTAATGGAGTTTTATGTTGATAGTAGATATGATACAATTAAAGTTTTAGAACACTGGATGGATTTTATTTCTAGTGGATCTGATAATGAGACTAATAAAATTAGAAGTGATTATTACATACGGATGCAATATCCAGATGATTATAAATCCACTGAAACTAAAATTATAAAATTTGATAGAGATTATAGACGTGAAATTGAATATACATTTAAAGGTATGTTCCCACAATCTCTCACATCTATACCAGTTTCTTATGCTGGATCTGATGTTTTAAAAGTATCTGCTACATTTGAATATGATAGGTACATTGCTGGCAAAACAACTAGTCTGTCTCTTTTTAGAATGGAGAATGAAAATAAAGATCCTACAAATAGACCATCAAGAATACCAATGAATGCTGGACAATCCGGATTAACTGGAGTTGTTTATAGACCTGCTGATTTATCTCCAGCGGAAGCAATAGTTCAAGGTGAATTATACACCTCTTTAACTGGATCTCAAAAAGCAATCTAAATATTTTTACATATTATAAAATATTATGCCTTTACCAAAAGTATCTACGCCAACATATGAGTTGGAAATTCCTTCATTAAAAAAGAAAATTAAGTACAGACCATTTCTTGTCAAGGAAGAAAAAATACTAATCATTGCTATGGAAAGTGATGATCCTAAGCAAATTGCATCTGCTGTAAAGGATGTTATTGGAAATTGTATTCTGACAAGAGGAATTAAAGTTGATTCTCTTGCAACTTTTGATATTGAGTATCTGTTTTTAAATATTAGAGGTAAGTCTGTTGGTGAAACCGCAGATGTTTTAATTACATGTCCAGATGATGGAAAAACACAAGTTCCCATGAGTATTGATCTGGATGATATTAAAGTTGAAGTTAGTGATGATCACACTAGAGATATTAAGTTGGATGATGACTTAAGTGTGCGAATGAGGTATCCATCCATGAATGAATTTATTAAAAATAATTTTACAAATAAATCTGATATTACCGTAGATGATACATTCTCTGTAATTTCTTCATGTATTGAACAAATTTACAATGAAGAGGAATCTTGGTCTGCAAAAGATTGCACTAAAAAAGAACTTGTTGAGTTTATTGAATCCTTGAGTTCAAAGCAGTTTAAACAGATTGAAAAGTTTTTTGATACCATGCCAAAGTTGAGGCATGTAATTAAAGTATTAAATCCAAATACTGGTGTTGAAAATGAAATAGTAATGGAGGGTTTAACGTCTTTTTTCGCCTAGCGATGACACATGAAAATCTTGTGTCATATTATAAAATAAATTTTTCCTTGATTCAGCACCATAAATATTCATTGACGGATTTAGAAAATATGATTCCTTGGGAAAGGGAAATATATGTTTCTCTACTTCAACAATATATTGAAGAAGAAAATCTAAAGAACGGTAATGGCACCTAATAACCCTCTACTTTCAAGTTCACCACTAAATCAACAATCCAGACAAGGTATTGTTGGATCTGGTGGTGCAGGATTTCAGGGAGTAGGTGCATCGGCAGCAGGATTTGTAACTCCTCAATCAACTGTAAGTGCTGAAGATATCAGAACTCTGCAAGTAACTGAGCAGAATCAAGAAATTTTAAATGGAATTAATTTTGGTTTAAATGGAGTTAGGCAAGATATTAATTCTTTAAATAATGGTTTAGTTGAAATATCGACATTAATACAAAATGATGCCGCTAGTGAACAAAGATTCTTACTAAATGAACAGGAAAGAGAAAGAATATTATCTGAACAGGAAGTAAGAACTGGAAAAGAAAGTGTAATTGAGAAAAAGATTGATTCTGCATTTAGTTCAGCAGCTTCTAGGGTATCTACTAAAGTTAGAAGTTTATTTGATAGAGTCGGTCAGGCTATTCTTTATCTTTTTGGTGGTTGGATAGCAAATAAGTATGACGAATTACTAGAAGCAGAAGGTAAAGATAATGTAGATTTAGTCCAACAAATAAAATTGCAAATTGCTGAGGGATCTAAAAGTTTCCTTAATGCATTCATATTACTTGGTGGTGGATTTTCAAAAGTAGTTAGTAAAATTCTTAGTCTTGGTAAAAATATAGGGTCGTTTTTACTTAAAAAACCTTTTGAAGCTTTGTGGAACTTAGGATCATCAATTACTCGTAGATTTACTGGAAATAGGAGTTCCAACACTCCACCACCTTCTACACCAGGAGGACCAAAACCACAAGGTCCTAAATCTGGGGGACCTAAGATTTCAGGTGGATTTGGAACTGCTCTTTCTGCAGGTGCGGAAGCTTTAACTGGTAATTATGTAGAGGCAGGTCTTGGTGCAGCAGCATTTATTCCTGGTTGGACAGGAAGAATTGCTAAGACTGCTTTTTGGGGTGAACAAGTACTTGATATGTTTGGGATGGGATTTTTAGGAAATGAATCTGAAAAACCCAAAAAAGAATCAGAAGAACCTGCCATGATGGCTAAACCTGATACTGCAGGTGGTGAAGTTAAAGTGGAAGCAAATCCCACTAAACCTGATACTGCAGGTGGTGAAGTTAAAGTGGAAGCAAATCCCACTAAACCTGATACTACAGGTGGTGAAGTTAAAGTGGAAGCAAATCCCGCTAAACCTGATACTACAGGTGGTGAAGTTAAAGTGGAAGCAAATCCCGCCAAAGCAGATTTTAAAGAATTAAAGGAGGATGATAAAGAAGAACGTTCTAGTAGTACTTCCTCCACAATTAATACTAGTGCTTTATTTAATAAAGACGATTCTGAAAAAGGAAATATATTTGGATTTGATACAAAATCATTATTTTCTTCATCGTCAAGTGATTCTTCACAATCGTCCACAGAAAAAGCATCAGTAGAACCTCAAGAAAAAGCACTTCCAAATGTAGGTGCATCTGAACAAAGTTCTCCAGAAATGAATACACAGGAAGATCCTGATTCATCTGATGCTGCACGATATATTGA